TTGAAAAACACTGCTTCATGTGAACGTCCCAGTCTCTCCTCCTACGCAGCCGTCAGAGCGCGTTAGCTAATGGCCTGTATGGGCTGAACTCAAGAAACACAGAACCTCGGTGTGACCCGCACCTCTTAGTAGAGAAATCGAAAAGAATAAACAGCGATGTCGAAAGGCACATACCCCATAGTTGCACCTGAAAGTGCAGGGAGGCGGATTGGCATTCCGTTAGTCAACGTAAAAACTTGACAATGCTCGCTGATAAAGAGCCTTGACCCGTGTACTTCCCCCTCTTTGGGGGAGGGAGGGTCAACGGGTAAGAGGGACTAGGCTTGGTGACATAACAGTTGACTCATCGGTAATTCATGAGTTATATTATTAACACAGGAGGTAATATGGAAAATGATACAACAAAGCGTTTCCCACGCACTATGCACGAAGCGTTTAACTGCGATAGTGAACCCATCAGTGGGCCATATGGTAAGGAGCCAGTCTGGCCAACGTATGCGATCTTCTTCATTGTGATTGTGGCTGGGATCATTCTGTTCTGGAGCAAAGCATGAAAGCATTCCCAACACCAGCATTCAGCATCAACGATGAAGCGCGTGTCACAGCTGTAGGCGGTGAAGGCGGCATGGATCTGCGGGATTACTTCGCGGCCAAGGCTATGCCAATCTGTTACCAGTATTGGATAAATGATTTTTACCATCCAGACTGTCCAGATGCAGAGGATAGAAATGCAGAGGGTAGAGATGACTTTGGTGGCAATACGATGAATTTGATTGCTGAATATGCTTACGCCTTGGCAGACGCCATGATGAAAGCGAGGGAAGCATGACTGATGAAGTTAATCCCTATCTGGTCAAGGTATCAATTCGGAATAACTTGATTATCAAAGCAATCCACAAGGCCGGATACAGAAACGTGAGCCAGTTTTGTGAGCAGAACGGTATGGGCAAGACGCAATTAACATCGTTAATTTCCTTGAAGACGCCGCCTTTGACGCAAGATGGCGAGTTTCGGGATTCTGCCAAAGCCCTGATGGAGCACTTGTGTGCGCTGCCAACAGACTTGTGGACAACAGAGCAGCTCACCATGGAACTCAGGCGCAACACCAGCACCAAAGAGGTCGATCTAAATGCCATGGTGGCCGCCCTTGGGATGAACACAGAAGAGGCCTTACACCTTATTGAGGGGTCATCACCAGATAAGGAATTGGAAAACAGAGAGGCTGTTGAAGTTGTTAACGAAATGCTAGAAACGCTGACCCCCAAAGAGGCGAAAGTTTTACGAATGCGTTTTGGAATTGGATGTAATGAACACACTCTTGAGGAGGCTGGCCAAGTTCTTGCCGTAACAAAAGAGCGCATCCGGCAGATTGAGGCCAAGGCCATGAGAAAGATGCAACACCCATCAAGAATGGTAGAACTATGGAACGTAAAACAATGAAGCCCGGACAAGAAGCCTGCCTGCGAATGGCAGAGTACCAATACCGATGCCGCAATCAAGACATGATGTGGCGCTGGCTGTTTACTTGGGCAGCATGGTCTGACAATGTTGAGTTCTTCTCAGACCCAAGGCCGCCAGCCCCCAAGACTAAAAAGCCCAGAAGACGTTGGAAGCACCTGACCAATACAGAGACTCTGGCAATCATCAAGCAGCTTCCCAACTGGCAGACCGATCACTTAAACACATTTATCTTCAAGGTATTGGTTGAGGACAAACTGAAGGAGAAGAACACATGAAGGTCAGGACTAACCGCAAGCGTGTACAGGTCAAGCTGGCGCATAACAGGCGCACCAGTTGGCTGTTGGCACCAATCCTTGCAAGATCAAAGGTGATCGCTGAGAGAAACCAGCGCATCAAAGCATTAGTTGACAAATCATTTCCGGAGTTCGCATGAAAGAAGATGACGATGACATTCAAGATTACGTTGCCTCATCAGGTTGGCGCAAGAAACAAGTAAATGAGGTGTACGAGAAGATTCGCAACGACACAATTGAAGAGGTTGCCAAAGAGATAGAGAAAATGACGGCCTTTGGGCAGGTCACAATAGACAGTTTTACGGTTTACATAAGGAGCATGAAGAGGTGAATGGGTTTGCAAAACAACAGCTATCAATCGGAAGTAAGCAGCCGGTACATCAACATAAGGAGTGCAATAACTGCAATGAAATGAAGCCACCAGAGGGTGGTATCCAACTTGGCCACACAAAATGGCACTGCGCCGCCTGCTGGGCAAACAGAGCATCAAAAAGAGCATCAACAAAAGGAAAACAATGACTACAGACATCATCATTGAGAAAATTAAGCTTCAAAAGATTCGTTTAGATGGTGGCACTCAGCCCCGTAAAGAGATTGATGAGCCCATGGTTCAGCATTACACAGAGATTTTGCTCGAGGGTAAATCTAAGTTCCCCCCGATTGATCTTTGGTTTGATGGCAAAGACTACTGGCCTAGCGATGGTTTTCACCGATTTCACGCACATAAACGCGCAGGGTTCTTAACTATTGAGGCCATCGTCAACCAAGGCACAAAGCGCGATGCCTTCACGGCTTGCTTAAAAGCCAACAGTAAGCATGGCAAACCCCGCACACCAGAAGAGCGCCGTTATGTAGTTCAGATGGCCTTAGAAGACTTTGAGTATGGCGAAGTATCTGATGCCATCATTGCAGAATTGTGTGATGTTTCCATCTCTACAGTAGGCCGTGTTCGCAAGGCTTTAGGTTTAGAGAAGTCTTCGGTAGTTGACAAGAATGGACGCAGGGTCGATGTATCTAAGTCAGGCCGTCCAATGGCACCACCACCCCCACCAGAGCCAGAATATACAGAGGAAGACAAGTTCCATGAGATGGCCATCGAGCACACGGCCATGGCTGAAGAGAACGCAAAACTTAAAGATATGTTGGCTGTCAAGTCCCTGCCAGTATCTGAAAAAGCCCGAGCAGAAGTTCAGCAGACGATTGAAGAGCTGCGCGAGCAAGTCAAAGACCTTGAGTTCCAACTTAGGACAATGACCCAGTCACGCAATGAGTTCCAGAATAAGAATGCTGAGATGATTAAGCAGATGAATTACTGGAAGAAACGCGCTGAGAAGGCAGAGAAGAAATAACCCGAAGCTGGGCGGTATCCCAGTAGGAGAATCAAATGCTCAAGTTAAGACCGCATCAAGCGGAAGTCGTGGAGAAGCTCGCCCAAGGCTTTAAGGATGGCCACAGAAGCCAGCTACTCTACGCGCCCACAGGGTTTGGAAAGACCGAGGTGGCCATGGCAATCATGCTCGAGCAAGCCAAGGAGCTCAAGAACGTGGCCATGGTGTTAGACCGCATTGTGTTGGTTAACCAGACCAGCACCCGCCTTGGCAATTACGGCATCAACCATGGTGTCATGCAGGCAGATCACTGGCGGTATCGTCCTTACGAAAAGATACAAGTCTGCAGCGCACAGACTTTGGAGAGTCGGGATAACTTCCCCGAAGTCTCCATGTTAATCATTGACGAATGTCACGTTCAGCGTAAGCAAATCATCCAGTTCATTAAAGACAGACCAGAGATGAAGGTGATCGGCCTGACCGCCACACCTTTCACCAATGGACTGGGGGACACCTACACCAATGTGGTGGGGGCTAAACCTACTGGTGAGCTGATCGAGAATAAGTGGCTTACACCGCTAAAGATCTATATTGCTAAAGAGATCGACATGAGTGGTGCAAAGAAGGTGGCTGGCGAGTGGTCGCAGGATGAGACTACCAAGCGCGGTATGCAGATCACTGGTGACATTGTCCAAGAGTGGATCAACAAGACCATGCAAGTGTTTGGTAAACCGAGGAAGACAGTGGTCTTTTGCTCGGGTGTTGAGCATGGCAGGGACTTGGTTCGGCAGTTCAATGAGGCCGGATATAACTTTGTTTCCATCAGTTATTTGGAAGATGATGAGTTCAAAGCCGAAACAATCGAGGATTTCAGCAGGCCTGACACGAAAATTAACGGATTAATTGCCACTGACATACTGACTAGAGGTTTTGACGTCCCTGATGTGATGATAGGGGTGTCTGCAAGGCCGTTTTCCAAATCTTTTAGCAGTCATGTGCAACAAATGGGGCGGATTATGCGTCCCTACGATGGTAAAGACTATGGTTTGTGGCTGGATCACTCTGGAAACTACCTGAGATTCCGCAAAGAATGGGACACTTTGTTTGAAGAAGGCGTGACTGAGCTCCAAAACGGGGCTGAAACCGCGAAGAAAGAGCCCGAAGAGAAGGAAAAGAAGGACGCAAAGTGCCCTGCGTGTGGTGCATTGTGGGTTTGGTCGGGTCGGGAATGTGGTGAATGTGGCTATGAAAGGCCAGTCAAGCAGATCATCAATGTGCCGGGTGAATTGACTGAGCTGGAGACAACTAAACGCGAGCTCCTGACCGAGAATCAAAAGTTCTACTCTGAGCTGATCTACTACTCGCGTATGCGTGGATACAAAGAGGGTTGGGCAGCACACAAATACAAGGAGCGATATGGGGCATTCCCTCGAGGCCTGACTACAAACCCCGAACCTATCTCATACAAGACCACTTCATGGATCAAGTCAAAGAACATTGCATGGGCTAAATCGAAGGCAAACAAATGAGCTTTCAAGACTTTGCAAGAGCTCATGGTTTGCTGATAAAAGACCTAGTGTTAGATCGTTGGGTAAGGGTTGGGACTGAAGACCACCCGAGAAAACAGAATGGCGCGTATATCTTTGATGGCCATAAGGGGGCACTTTTAAGTCTGAGGAACCATTTATTCCTGATCCCAATGCACACGCAAAGAAGTTGGCTGCCAAACAAGAAGCCGAGCTCCGCCAGCGCAAGGCAGCACAAAAGGCCGCATTCATCATGAATAACGCAGTAAAGGAGCAACACCCCTACCTAATCCGCAAGGGTTTCGTGGACAAGGGGTTGATCTGGAATGATCTGTTGGTGTTACCCATGCGGATTTTGGGTAATTTAGTTGGATGTCAACTGATCTCTCAGGATGGCACTAAAAGATTTCTCTCAGGTCAGCGCACAAAAGGCGCATCCCTGGTCATCGACAACAAGGGTCGGAACATCTTGTGCGAGGGGTTTGCGACTGGAATGTCGGTGCGTAGGGCAATGAAACACCTTCGGGAGAGATACACCATCCATGTTTGCTTCTCTGCGGGGAACATGGTTGAGGTGGCCAAGAATCTGCGTGACCCGTTGGTGATCGCAGACAATGACCCAATGGGGATAGCGACTGCCAAGAAAATAGCCCCGCACTACTGGGTAGGCGAGGCCGGTGAGGACTTCAACGATACTGAGCAGAGAATCGGGACTGCATCCGCAGCCGACTCCCTGCGTGGTTATTTAGGCCAATAAGGATAATACTTACCCTCTGCGGTGAATGTCCACATATTGGTTTCTATGTTTTCATCTGCTGATTCGTCAGAGTAGTAATACTCCACATCCCTGCTTACTGCGCGAACAAGATTGTGCAGGGCATCGTCAAACGCGCCTTTGGCATCGCCTGTGCGTTTGAATTCATCATAGAAGTGGGCAAAGAGCTCGCAGTCAAGCCACAAGCCTGTGGGCATGGCATCCCTGTCCTGCTCAGAGAGTTTGATCCCTCTGAAGTGACGTTGTTCTGCGTCAGTCTTAACATAGCCCCGACCATCGCCAAGATTCCAGTCACGCAAAGTGACATTGAAGTGGTCGCAGAATGCTTTTAAACTGCCCTTGGCTTCGTCAAACCAAGGATACTCAGAGTTTGTCCTATACCAGTCACGCGCATTCCTCTTGGCTTGCTCGTCCAGCTCATGAAACTGGAATACTTGTAGTTCAACGACTTCCATTTGTGATCTCCTCAAAGTTTGGGATAAGTTGTTCAAATTTCTCTAGCACTTGGGCGCGTGTCCCAGTCAGGTCAAATTCCTTCTTAATGATCGAGTAGCAACTGCGTCCTGAATGGCGCATTCCCTTGATCTCAAGTTGTAAACCTTTCCGCAGCGTAAGCATTCTTGCGACTGCAATTTGGTCAAAGTCAGTCAAGATCATGCGTCCACCTGTTCAATATCCCAGACTTCTGTTTCCATGTCTTCTGGCTTTAGGTTGTGATCGTGGAAATGCTGAATCATTGCGTATTCAATGTTGTCTTTCTCTGTGCCATCTTCCACTTCAATAGTGACTTCGCGGTAAAGTTTGCAGACTACTGTTCCTGAGTATGTTTTCATTTATTCCTCGTTAATTGGTTCGTCAACATCTGACTGGGTGTAATGGCCTAGCACTACTGGGTTGTATTTGGCGAGAACGGCATCTACGCACTTGTCGCAGACTCGGGCAAGGGGAATCCCCTGCCCATCGTATTCCCACCACGAATAGCCTTCGTGTTCGTGGTGCATGGTCAGCCTCCAAAGTTAGTGGGCATATGGTCGAAACCATTGCGTTCAAAGTACTGGTCAACCTTGTGGTTAATGACTGGAAAATCGTCTTCGTCTGTTTCTACATCTGCGGTGTAAAACTGTTCCATCTTTTCGCAAGTATCTACACCATCTGTGTAGAAACCGATATAGCCCATACCCTGCTCGATGTAAGTGGCCTCAACCTTGAATCCCATCTCTTCAAGGGCATAGTAGATTTGCATTGGCGGTGCCCATGCGGTATCAAAGAAGATAGTCACTTGGTTGTCTGCGAGGATGAATGGCACATCTTCGTCTAAAGTCTTAGCGTCCCACTTCGTGCCCCATTCACCTGTGCAGAATGAATACCAGTCTTTGTATCCATATTTCTTAAGGTTTTCATTTTGGGCAATTTCGAGAGCAGCTTGCTCGGGAGTATCTTTGCCTAACCATCCTGATGTGATCATCAGGGCTTCGGGTATGGGCTTGATCAGGTTAAAGATTCCGGCACTCTCTCTAGCTTCATGAGCTCGCGCGAGCTCCTTCACGATCTCTGCGAGTTTCTTTTCAGAATCAGCAGTAGTAGCAACAAGTTTCAATGAGTTGGCACACCAATTTGGCATTTTGTTTCTCCAGTTAAGTTAAAGGGACGAATCGCGGAAAATTCCGCCCAAAGCCCCGACCCGCGAGGCTTCAGGAGTTACTTTGCAAAGTAGGCAGGGTCTTTGGCGAATTCCAATGCGTCATGCCACACACCATGCGCGTCAGCCAGCCCTGAGTAGTATTCATTGCCATACTCTTCGCAGAATTTGTCATGGTTTTCTGCGCGTAAGAATGCTTCAACTACATGAGGTGGTGCACCGCTAACATTGCTTTGGTATGCGTCCATAAAAGCAATTTCTTCGTTTGTTAAATTGCGTTGAATGGGGTAAATATCGCGTTTGATCTCGCGAGCAAACTGGTCGTGAACAGCAACTATGAATTCGTTGTTCGCTACTGTCACTCGAACACATCCGTATTCTTGCCCTTTGCCAATATCAATGATGTGATTGTCTTCGTCAAATGTGATGCGGTGTTTTGATTCGATCATGTTAATTGCTCCTCAATGTAGGCGGGATTGCCTGTTTCTTCGTGGTAAAACTTGGCTTCTTTTTCGGCAGCAGACCTATTCTTAAATTCGCCTAAAAGTGTGCCATTGTGGTTTTTTACTTGGTATTGCGCTACCAAATAAACTGGTTCAAGGTCGATCATCCATTCGTAGTTGTCCATACCTGTGACTGGGTCAACTTTGTAAACATTGATTTGATACCATCCGTCCTCATCAGGGCAATGGATATTGAACGAATGTTCGTCTGTGCCATACCACCAGTCACCTTCCTCGACAATCTCAGCCTTGTATTTTTGAATCAGCTCGTTGGCAGTTTGTTGTAACTGTTCGTTTTCTTCTTTGTAGTCAAAGTCTAGGTCTGCACTAATGAAGTAGAGGCTTCGTCCGTCCTTCAGCGTGAGGTAGCAAAATGGATGGTCATCAGAATCGGCAGGGTCATTGCCTTGGGTCGCGCCCTCGAGCTCCTGCGCGGTGATGTAGAGGTCATCATCTAGCGTGTCGTAATTGCTGAAGGTGGTAGAGGCAGGGATTGACAATCCCTCCTCTGCAAGGTCATCTCTCATGCGGATGGTGCAGTTCATTTGTCCAGCTCCTTTTTGACAAGTTTGATAATGTGTGCGTGTGTGGTTTTCTTTGGGCAGACCATCTCAAAGTAGCGTTCACCGACTCGGGCGCACCATGTGTAGAGGTCATCTGTTTGGCACTCAATGACGCGAAAGGACTCGGTTGTCCCTGCTTGCGTCCAGTCTGCAGGCATAAGGACTTCGAGCAATTCCCAAAATCTTTGCTTAGTTATTTCCTTTGGCGGTTCACCTCTGTTAATACGCATAGCCTCGTAGCGTTGGCGAGACTGGCGACTGTCTTCGTCTGCCTGTCTGACTCGTTCGAGATAGCTTGTATCGGTTTCGCCAATGGCATGGTCACTCATCCCGTCATTGCCAGTTCCAAGTTGGTTGTAGGCCTCATAGGCCTTCTCCCAGTTTGGGTATGTGCCAATGATTCGGCCTGATTCCTTGTGGACTATTTCATGTGTCATGGTTTTGCTCCTTATGATGAAAAGGTTTTGCCTTCTCTTGTGATCATTGGGGTGAGATAAATTGTGGGATCGCTTCCATAAGACTCTGAGGAAGTCTCATAGTCTTTGACAAGACAAATGCACTCATTTGAAATGACAATGCACTGGCCATTCTTGAGGATGATGAAATCACAGATCACACCACCTCCAGTATTTTCAGAAAAAGATCTTTCTACATATTCCATGATCGTGCCTCCTTGCGTCCTTGCTCAAACCAATAGATAAATTGGTCGCGATAAATTGGGTATTGCTGCAATAAATTGCTGAAGGTCTGACGAATGGCAATAGACCTTTGGACTGGGGCTCGTTCATAACGATAGCCCAGTTCAATCAATTCGTGTTCGGTCTTGACAAACTGGGCTTCGGTCATGAGAGCACCATGACGCTGATAAACACGACTGCAAGGCAGACGAACAAGGCAATGAGAAGGTCATAGCCTGCTTGAGCTCGCGCCTGTCTGCGTTCGTGCAGGAGCTCCTCGCGCAGGGTCATTGTGTGGCGGTAATATTTCATGCGTCCTCCAATAAGGCCAGTTCAATTTTCTTGAGAGTTGCAGGGGAAATGTTCAGCCAGTTTGACTGGCCGAGCTCGGAATACAGTTTGATCTTGATCTGTCCACAATCCTGCGGTGGCAGGGGGATGGCCTTGATCAACTGGGCTTCCATGTATTTGTATTCAACGTCTGTCATGTTCACTCCTGTGTGATGTGGCAAACAGTATTGCCATTGGAATCGCGGGCGGAATCAGGCAGGACTTCGCAGTCCCTGTAATAGTTCGCAAGACGTTCAAGTAGTTCAGCCATCTCGCGAGGGTTGTCCTCGAATGCTGAGTTATTGGTATCAATGGTTATCGTTATCACAAGTTCTCCTTTGGTTGGTGGGTAATCCTCAAAGCCCCGCACGCGAGGCTTCAAGCATGACTCAGGCATCGTCAAGCAAATACTGGCTTCGTTGGTTCCAGTCAGCCTGTTCTGCCATTTGTTCTTCAATGATGTGTGGGGCACTGTGTTCGGCGTCCTTGATTGAATCGGCGTTCCATCCTGTATAGGACTCGCACTCTTGTTCAAAGAAGAGCTCATAGACTTCAGCATCGTGATCAAACTTTGCCCAAATCTCATAGCCGTTTTTCTTGAGGATTAGTTTTGACATGGTTCATTCTCCTAAGTGTTTGAGGGTCTGTAACTGTTGTCCGATTCCCTGACCCTTGAGAGGGAGGCGAACATTGGGGAAACCTTTAACGGCACTCGCGTAGTCAGCTCCTGCAAGGACTGTGATCTCGCGGTCATATGCACCTAACATCTTTAACTGGGCTTGCACGATCTCCGCCCACTCAGCGCGTTCGGCCTTGGTCATGTTGCAGAGGGCTTTGTCATAGGGCGCGTATTGTGCGTGAGGCATAACAACACCATGAAGAGCAGAGAGGATGATCACATCTGCTTCAGCTCGTTCAGAGGCGCGTAGAGCAAACTTGAAGGCTTGACCTTGATAGAGGTCGCGTCCCTTTGCAGGGCGGTCTAGCTTCTTGTTACTGCAGGCTATAAGGTAGAGAGGCTTCATTAACTTACTCCTTTAAATTGATTGACTAACACATGAATAACGATTACGCCATGTCATGTGTTGACCTGTCAAGAGTTTTATATAGGTTTTCTTAAATTATTTTCTAAGGTGTTGCTGACGGAGCTCGCGGGTCTTTCGGACTGGGTTGTATCGTGCGTCCCACTCAGCTCGGGCGCGGGCTTCTCTCTTGCGGGTTTCCCAGTCCATAAGGGATAGCAGGACAAAGAAGAAGGCGGACATACCGAGGATTGAATAGAGGTAGTTCATAGGATTGTTTAGTTGTTACAAAGGTATAGACGGCAGGACTTGGAAAAGGTCAGGGCAGTTTGAGGAATATTTTGTAATGACAATTTAGGCAGCAGAGCTCATGACCAGTTCGGCCTGACTGGTTTGCATTGTTTCGCGCGGTCTGCTATGTTCGGGATTCCTAATTCATACCCATGAAACACCATGCCCCAAAAACTTACTCGCACGCAAATCAGAGAAGGCCTTGATACCATTCCGATAGAACAGTTACTAACTAGCGGAGAAGGTAAGAGGCCAAAGATCACCAGTAAGCAAAGAGCATTTGCTCATGCCATTGCACTAGGAGAGAGTAAGGCACAAGCATATAGGGTCAGCCATAAGGCCAAGCCCAGTAAGAGAACACTGAGCTCAGAACCATACAGACTTGCCCGTGACCCGAGAATTGCCCGAGAGATCGAGGCCTACCAACTGGCTTTAGAGGCAGAGAAACATCGAAACCCCATTCAACTGAAGGCACTCTTGGTGCAACAGCTCGTCCAGCACTCACTTGATGAGGACTTTCCCCCTGCACAACGCATGAAGGCCTTACAGATGATAGGCAACCTATTCGAGGTCGGAGCATTCCTTGAACGAAAGGAGAGCACGATCATCCACAAGAGCTCGGACATACGCACACGATTGCTTGAACGACTGGGTAAGGTCAGCGATGTGACGGCCAAGCAGGACGATGGGCTCACATTGCTTGAGGAAATCAGGGGTGATGGGCTTGCAGATCGTGCCCCTGACGCACCCACGGACGGGGTGGGCGCGCCTGCGGGCGGTGCGCGTGTGGGTGCACATACACATACTGTTTCACTCATCCAAACATCAAATAAAAACAGTGGGGGGGGTTCCCAAAATTCCAGCGACACTGTATTGGACTTTGATAAGGAATGACCCCCCTATGTGTTTTCATACGAAAAAGGGCGGGGGGCATATTATCAGCTGATAATATGAAACTTACTGATTTCTTACAAAATGATCCAACAAACTTACGATGCGTGTATAGGGGCGTGTATGACTGAGAAGCAGAGGACTGTGTTCCTTGTGATAGATGAGTATTGGAGGAACTATGGATATGGGCCTTCTATAGATGACATCATGTTTCACACTGGGGACAGAGGGCGCGGGAATGTTCATCGGGTTGTGAAGAAGCTCTGTGACTTAGGGATATGCCGGCGGGCTAAGAATTCGGCACGTAGTGTGCGCCCGTCTTACTTGAAACTTAGGAACTTGCCATGAACATTGGATTAGCATTAAAAGTGGGTAGGGCTGCGATGGGTTTGACTGCCAAAGAGTTAGCGGCGCGATCTGGTGTTGCCCAGCCTACGATAGCCAGGGCCGAGAACGGCGGGAACCCTACTCTTGAGACAATTAATAAATTGTTTAAAGCGATGGATAAGGTGTCATTTGTTGAGACATATGATGGTTTGATTGTGAACATTAAGACGCACAAAGCTAATGCAGAAATAATGGCCGCGATTAAAGGCCTTGAATGAATAAAAAGCAACAACTAGAGATGCAAGAGGAGCGCGACCTGTTTGTCAGGAGGGTAATGTTTGCTCTTAACCTTACGAAACCAGAAGCCGAGGCCGCCGCTGAGACTTTCTTTAAGATGCCTTCTAACGAACAAGCCTCTTACCTTGACGACTTAGACGCATTAGAAGCCAGCCAACAAAGAGAAGAAGCATTTGATGACTTTAATAAATTTGCCCATGCTATGTGGCCGGGGTTCATTGACGGACGCCACCACAAGGTAATGGCTAAGAAGTTCGAAGAGATCGCGACTGGGAAAATAAAACGCCTGATCATCAATATGCCTCCTCGGCATACAAAGTCTGAGTTTGCATCCTATATGCTGCCGGCTTGGTTCTTGGGAAGAGATCCTAGTAAAAAAATTATCCAGTGCTCGAACACCGCAGAGTTAGCGGTAGGCTTTGGCCGTAAGGTTCGTAACTTAGTAGCCAGTGAGCCGTTTTCTAAGATATTCCCCAATGTTAATTTGAGGTCTGACAGTAAAGCGGCTGGCCGTTGGTCTACCAATAAAAACGGAGAGTATTTTGCTATCGGGGTTGGCGGTACAGTGACGGGTAAAGGTGCTGACCTACTGATCATTGACGATCCCCACTCCGAGCAAGAAGCTGCCCTTGCCGCTGGAGATCCTACTGTCTTTGATAAAGTCTATGAGTGGTACACATCCGGCCCCCGCCAACGACTTCAGCCTGGAGGTGCGATTATTGTCGTGATGACGCGCTGGGCTAAGAGGGATCTGACTGGCCGGATCTTGCAGTCTGCGATTGATAAAGACGGGAATGACGATTGGGAGGTAATTGACTTCCCTGCGATTCTCCCGAGTGGAAACCCCCTATGGCCAGAGTTTTGGAGCCTAGAAGAACTCCACGCCCTACAGTCTGAACTGCCCGCATCTAAGTGGAACGCCCAGTATCAGCAAAGCCCGACCAGTGAACAAGGCGCGATTGTTAAGCGGGAGTGGTGGAAAGAATGGACAAACGAAGACCCACCTAAGTGTGAGTTTGTGATCCAGTCTTGGGATACAGCGTTTACAAAGAACGAACGCTCTGACTATTCGGCCTGTACGACTTGGGGGGTTTTCTATTTGAATGAGAACCAGAACGATGCGAATATTATTTTGCTTGATGCGTTTAAAAAGCGCATGGAATTCCCAGAGCTAAAAGAGAAAGCCTTTAACCACTATAAAGAGTGGGAGCCAGATGCGTTTATCGTTGAGGCCAAGGCTTCAGGAGCGCCATTGATTTATGAATTAAGGGCGATGGGAATACCTGTTCAAGAGTTTACGCCGTCTAGAGGTAATGATAAGATGGTGAGGATCAATTCTGTATCTGATTTGTTTGCCAGCGGTAAGGTTTGGGCGCCACCTACGCGCTGGGCTGATGAGTTAATGGAAGAAATGGCTGCGTTCCCAAACTCAGACCACGATGACTTAGTTGACTCTTCTACGCAGGCTCTGATAAGGTTCAGAAAAGGCGGGTTTATACGCTTGCAGACAGACGAAGAGGACGAAGTTCGCTCGTTTAGACGCAAAGTTTCTTACTACTAAGGATACATATGTCCATTGAAAAATCACTTTACGCCGCACCAGAGGGTTTAGAAGCCCTAATGCCTGATACCGAAGAGGATG